TCCCTTGCTGTTCTTCTCCCAAAGGTAGAACAGTATCACTGGGTCTTCAGTGTACTTACGTGAACCCGCATCGTACAGCCCCGCATTAAACCCAGCATCCTTGAACGCTTGAAAGATCTCGTCGGATACTGCAAGGTTTATTTCGTAACCGTTCTTATCCCCATTGAAGTCAGGCTTTAACACCTTGACACTAGAGTAATAAGCCACCCCAGGAATTACCTTTGGTATACCTTCTATCTGTTGCATATATAATGCTCCTCGTACTTTTGAATAAATGGATTGTAGATATCTTCCTTGAAGTCGATATCGATTCCGTCACCTACCTCAACAACAATCGTATTGCTATTAGGCTTCCGCTTTGCAGCCATCAACATACACTTGTTCTCGTAAAGAATACGCATGTACTTTGACACTGTAAATTTTTCATACTGGTCTACTGTAAACTCAAACACTACCAATCCCCCAAGTCATCTTGAAAGTCACTGAATAAAGTTGCTAAGGTATCACCTCTTAAAGACCAATCACCAACCTCCCTACATCTTCCTTCAACAAAGACAATGAACTTATCTTTTATTCTTTTAGAAGGTTGTTTAGCACCTATATTTAAAGTCCAAAGCTGCGCCCAGTAGTCATCTATATTACAATAAAATTCTACTCTAGGATCTGTAGCACTCATTGTTTGTCTCCTAAAATTGAGATGTGAGGGTAGCATAGATCCTCACAGAAGTCAAGTACTTTTTCTCTGTCAGGTGAAATTAAATCGTTGATTGATTCTGTTGACTCAATGGCCCTCTGAATCTCCTCAACATCATCGAGCTCACCACTAAAATAATAAAACTCTTTATCAATATTCATACTGACTCCTCTTCTGTTAGTAAATCAATAACCTCTTGAACTGATTCAGTTTCCCACTTTTGTTCCATAGTGCAGTAAACATAATCTTTTAAATCTTCTAAAGACATTTTATTAACAACAGTATGAATAGTATTGCACATGTTATCTATCTCACTGGATGTCACGTTACACTCTCCTCATACTCAATCACTAACGACCACTTAAACCTAGAGGGTGTTACCCCACGATCTGCAAGAAAGTCTAGAACCATTTCGTCTATCGGCTTTTCTTCAGAAGGTGAAGCGTCTTTGTTGTCAAGAATTATCTTGTTCATATGTTCACGCTTTCATGGATTATAGTTAATGTAGCAGTAACCTCACCGTCCTGATGGTCATAGTACAAGTCCTTCACATCATTGAAAAGCTTCAGCACTTTCTTATAATGAATCTCTTCATGGTCTGCTGATGGGTAGCCTTGGGGTGGAATTAGTATTGATGCGAGAACATCATCGGGTCTACCCTTAACGCCATGTGCAGTAATTACTTTGATTTCAAATTCTTCCATTGTTTTCAGCCCTCATAATTTTGATTGAACCTTGGTCATCGTGGATGTCGATAGGAAATTTACCAGGAAATTTTGACATGTACCAAGAACGTCTGCCCATATGCACGCCTATAAAAGATCTACCGCTACTTAAACCGTATCTCTTCTTGTGCATCCTTTTTCTATATATCATCTTTCGTATCCTTGTGTTTGTGTTTAACGTATCCCCGCTTAGAATCTTTCTTGCGATCCCTATGCGTCTTTGGTGTAGTCACTCTGTCCATATACTTCTTGACAAAGTTTCTACGCTTCATAGTTTAATCCTCCCGTATAAGTAAGCCAGTTCGTATAAAACTTATCTGGTCTTCGGTTAAGTTTATGGGG